GTATATCTAGAAACCTAGTTTTAAAAAAAAAGCTGAGCAGCCTAATAGACTGCCCAGCTCTCTTGATCTACTTAGCCCTTCAGAGTTGCTAAGAAACTAGCTAACACCTCAGTCACTGGCCGAGCGTCTGCCTTTGTGGCATAACGATCTTGTTTAACATAAGCTGCTGAAGACATATCAATGTCCTTCTTAGCAGCTTCTTCAATGAAGTACTGATGAAGTCCGGGGACAATCTCATCTAATGAGACTATCTGGTTCATCTGACCTTCAGCTGAGCCTAAGAACTGCTGAACTAAACTGTTCGTTAGAGCAGCAGTCTCATCATCTGCCTTGGCCCAAGACTCAAAGAAGTCTTTGATCAAAGCATAAAGCTTGCCATTCATACAAGCTTGTGGATCAGCATCCTTCTTAGCAGCCCAAGCCTCTCTAGCAATAGGCTCCAAGTTAGGCAGACAGCTAAATCGAGAAGCTATAGCGCCACATTGACTTGCTGTTGCACGTTGGACTGATGAAGTAGCGGTTGTTGAAGCTTTTACGTTGTTAGTCATAGTAGACTCCTTAGTTTTAAGAAGATTTAAAACTTTATTTAACTCTCTCTTCTTGAGAGTCAAATAAACTCTCAAATCTTTTAATCTTAAAACTAAGGAGTCTACGCTTTTTTGACTGACAGCGTAAAAGCTTGCTGCTTCGTCGGTTTAACGTGCTAAGTCAATGAAGCTACTCGATTTAGTAGTTTGCCTAACCAGTATTAATATCCTCACCCTACACTCTATACAGACTTTGTAAACTAGACAGTCTACCTAAACCATACTATCTAGACAGTCTAGCTGCCTAGTTAGTATAGACTTTACCAGACTGCTAGGTCTATTAGACTGCTAAGCTATCTAGACTATACAATCTCATGGATCTACACACCCGGGCAGGTCACCACCCCCCCTACCGGGGTATATATAGCAATCACATACATTTCTACAGAATTAAGTAAGTGTACCAGACAAGCGGAACTATAAAGTCTTTACTTAGAAACTAGGAAGGTTTGGAAATAAGGAGGGGGTTTTACAGCACTATAAACAGTATCTCTATTTACTATGCAAACCTTGGACAAGGACTGCTTTAGTATACAGTTGAAACTCTAGTTTGTCAAGATATTTTAATACTTTCATATATTACTTGACAAAACCTTAATACAACCCTATAATACAGGGATATGAATTATTCTATTGAAAGAAAAAGTAGTAGTAAAAAACTAACTGAAATGCAACAGTCTTTCTTAGATCATGTTGTTTCAACGGGAGGTGATCTTAAACAATCTGCGGAATTAGCAGGATACAAGAGCAATCACTATCAAGTAATTCAAAGCTTAAAAGACGAATTAGTAGATTTGGCCCAGAACCTGTTAGCTCACAACGCTCCAAAAGCTGCGTTTAAGCTTGTGGAAATAATGCAGAGTGATAGACCTTTCCCACAAGTTAGTTCAAAGTTACAAGCTGCTCAGACTATTTTAGATAGAGTAGGTGTTACAAAGACAGAAAAAGTTAGTGTAGACCACAATATATCAGGTGGTTTATTTATTTTACCTAAAAAAGAATCAGTTATTTTAGAAGGTGATTTTGATGAAGCTTAACGAAGATGTTTCACCTATTCCTGAAAAGTATATTAAACGTGTAACGTCCACAATACCTTTTGGTTACCGTATATCAGACATTAGTGGTTGGTTAAAGCCTGTAGATTCTGAATTAGAATCTTTAGATTTTATTTCTAAAATGGTTGCTAATGAAGAGTTAAGTCTTAGACTTGCTTCAGAATGGCTGGAACATAAGACAAACCGTACTATGTCAGCACGAGGATTACAAAAACACGTAGATAAACTTTATGGTCGAAGAGACGAAAGATTGGCTAATCCATCCTGAAAAATACTTAAAGAATGAAGATGGTTCTTTTGTTTTAAAAGTAGATGGTACACCAAAAAAAATATCAGGGCGTAAGTTAGGTACTAAACCGAAAGGTTATAACTACCACTCTGAACAGAAAGCTAAAATTTCTGCAAGGAGATCTGTTAAGACTACGCAAAATAAGATAAATTCTTTAAGTAAACAGATTACTGACAAAAGAAAAGCACTCAGTAAGAAACAAGAAATATTTAAAAAGCTAGACGCACGTAGTAATAATCAACTTGTTGAAGAAGATTATTTAGATACACTACCAGATAATGTAAAAAAACATCTAGAAGAAAACCAAGACAACATAGTTTTTAAAGCTAACGAAGGGCCACAAGAAGACTTCCTAGCTTCGAGCGAATTAGACGTTCTGTACGGTGGAGCAGCAGGGGGTGGTAAGAGCTATGCAATGCTCGTAGATCCTCTCAGATACGCTCACAGAGCCGCACACAGGGCGTTAATACTAAGACGGTCTATGCCAGAGCTACGAGAGCTTATAGACAAGTCAAGGGAGTTATACCCTAAAGCTTTCCCCGGTTGTAAATACCGTGAAGTAGAGAAGCTTTGGAACTTTCCTTCAGGGGCTAAGATAGAGTTTGGTTTCTTGGAGCGTGATGCAGACGTATACCGTTATCAAGGACAAGCGTATAGTTGGATAGGTTTTGATGAGATTACTCACCTACCCACAGAGTTCTCTTGGAACTACTTAGCTTCACGACTACGTACAACAGACAGTGAAATAACGCCTTACATGCGTTGTACTGCTAACCCCGGAGGCATTGGTGCTCATTGGGTTAAAAATAGATACATATTACCATCTGAACCATACACAAGTTTTTTAGGTAAAGATGGTCTTACAAGAAAGTTTATACCTGCTCGTTTAGAAGATAATCCTTTTTTAGCAAAGGATGGGCGCTACGAACAAATGCTTAAAGCTTTGCCCCCTACGCAACGCAAGCAGCTATTAGAAGGTAATTGGGACGTTAACGAGGGGGCGGCTTTTACCGAATTTGATATAGATGTTCATGTAGTACCTCCATTCCAAATCCCGATTCACTGGGATAGAGTTAAAGGAGTGGATTATGGTTACGCCAGTGAGTCAGCTTGTGTATGGGCTGCTATAGATCCAAGTGACGGTACTCTTATTGTTTATAGAGAATTGTATCAAAAAGGTTTAACAGGCGAAGACTTAGGATACAAAATTACAGAAATGGAAGTAGAAGATCCTTTCTCAGTTCAAGGCGTATTAGATACAGCAGCATGGTCCCATACTGGGACTACAGGCCCTACAGTCGGTGAAACATTAGTAAGACAAGGCCATAAACTGCGTAGAGCAGATAAAAACAGAATACAGGGTAAAATTCAAATCCACGAATACTTGAGGCTTCAGCCAAGCGGACGACCAAGATTACAGATTTTCAGTAGCTGTCCTAGCCTGATACGCGAGCTTCAAAGTATTCCTCTGGATAAGAGTAATCCTGAAGATGTTAATACACATGCTCCTGACCACGCATACGATGCCTTACGGTATCTTATTATGTCAAGGCCAAGAGTAAATGACCCACTAGCACAGATGCGGCATTTACGTATGGAACAAGCGTACACACCCGCAGATGCAGATTTCGGATATTAATATATGTCAGATGAAAATAGCTTAACAGCTAACGGTCTATACTTTGAACAAGTAGAAGACGAGCAAGGTATGCAATTGACTTTAGAAGAGTCTTTGCGTAATAACTTTGTTGGTCTTCTTATGGATCGTTACGAACAGGCTGAAAGCACTAGAGATATTGATGAACAGCGTTGGTTAACTGCATATCACAACTATCGTGGTTTGTATGACAAAAATGTACGCTTTAGAGAGTCAGAAAAATCTAGGGTTTTCGTTAAAGTAACTAAAACAAAGGTTTTAGCAGCTTTTGGACAGCTAGTAGATGTTATATTTGGAGCTAATAAGTTTCCTATAGGCATCTCAGAGACTAAAATACCAGAAGGTATTAGTGAATATGCTCACCTAGATCCTCAAAATCCTCTTCCCGGTATTGAAACTTCAGATGAACAACCTCCTGAAGATGGAAACGCGGCAGAAACAGAAAAAGAAAATCCTTTTGATGTAGGTTTTGAGGGTGATGGTAAAGTATTAAAGCCCGGAGCTACTTACGGGTCTGGTAAGTTTGATGAAACTCCTATTGAAGCAGAAGTATCCGATCAACTTGTAGATGGAGCCAGCCCTAATCCAGCAGCTATAGAAGTTAGCCCAGCAAAAGAAGCTGCAAGACGTTTAGAGAAATTAATTCATGATCAAATTGAAGAATCTAACGGCGCTAGCGAAATACGTAACGCTCTTTTTGAGTCTGCTCTATTTGGAACAGGCATCGTAAAGGGGCCATTTAACTTTAATAAGACATTAAGTCGTTGGGAAGAAGATGAAGAAGGATCTAGGAGATATTCTCCAATTGATGTGCGCGTTCCTCGTATTGAGTTTGTCAGCATTTGGGATTTTTTCCCTGATCCAAACGCTACAACCATAAACGAAGCAGAATATATATTTCATCGCCACCGTATGAACCGCACTAAGCTGCGTTCGTTGGCTAAGATGCCATATTTTAACAAAGACGCTATTCGTGAAGCCTTAATGATGGGGCCTAATTATGAAGAAAAAGATTATGAACAAGAATTAAAAGATGATCACCGTTCTGAAGCCTCTGGCGCAGGACAGTTTGAAGTTCTGGAGTATTGGGGAGTTATTGACGCTGAATATGCTCGCCAAGTTGGTATGGACATTCCAGATGAAGTAGATGACCTAGATGAAGTACAAGTTAACGCTTGGATCTGCAATGGTCAAATGTTGAGAGCAGTAGTAAACCCCTTTACGCCTTTCAGGTTGCCTTATCATGCCTTTCCATACGAAAGAAACCCTTATAGTTTCTTTGGTATTGGTGTTGCAGAGAACATGGATGATTCTCAAAAAATCATGAATGGTCATGCACGTATGGCAATTGACAATCTAGCGTTGTCGGGTTCATTAGTCTTTGATGTAGACGAAACTGCTCTTGTGGGCGGTCAAAGTATGGAGATATTTCCGGGCAAAGTATTCCGAAGACAAGCAGGAGTACCGGGACAGGCAATTAATGGCTTGAAGTTTCCTAACACCTCACAGGAAAACATGATGATGTTTGATAAATTCAGACAGCTTGCAGATGAACAGACAGGTATCCCAAGCTATTCTCATGGTCAGACAGGTGTCCAGAGTATGACGCGAACTGCTTCAGGAATGTCCATGCTACTTGGCGCAGCATCCCTTAATATCAAGACTGTTATTAAAAACCTTGATGATTTCTTGTTAAAGCCTATGGGCGAAGCATACTTCCAGTGGAACATGCAGTTCTTAGAGTCTAAGTTAGATGTTAAAGGTGACTTAGAAGTAAAAGCCACAGGTACTAATAGCTTAATGCAGAAGGAAGTACGTAGCCAACGCTTGACTATGTTCTTACAGACTGCTCAAAACCCTGCTATTGCACCATTCATTAAAATGAACAAGCTAATTAGCGAGCTTGCTTACAGTCTTGACCTTGATCCAGATGAATTGATCAACGATCCAGAAGAAGCAGCACTAATGGCTCAAATTATAGGGATGCAAAATAATGTTGGACAGGCAACTGGCGCGGAAGTTGGCCCCACTGGTGAACAACCCGGACTTATGGGAGGCCCTGAAGGAGCACCTCAACAGCCTCAAGAGCTTGGAGCTACAGGTACTGGCGGTGGCAACATCGGAACTGGAGCTGTACCGCAGTCAGGGGAGGCTGAGTTCTCTGGCTAAGTTAGAGAGTTTAAAGGACAGCGTTAAAGAAGCAATGGAGAGAAAAGATGGCTAATCCAAGTTTATTAAAATTAAAAGATTATGATGCTGGCGGTGATCCTGCTTTTAGCAAGCAAGTAGAAGAAGCTAATAAACAAAAAGAAAAACAACAAGCTAAAAAACTACGTTTAAAAGAAAGTGATACTCGTATGGATTCTTTAGAAGCTATGCCAAATAAAATAAATTCACTTTTAAAACAACAAGAAGAGTATAAAGATTCTAAAGAAATGTTAGATGCTGTAAATGCTATTAGAAATAAAAAAGTTTTAGGTGGTGTAATTAGTAAAGTTATAAAAGCAGTTAAATCTTCTGCAAGAGGTGAAGAAGCTTACCCCGGTGAATCAGGAAGGTTAAGAGATCTAAAAGATTTTGAAGAAATATTAACTAGTACTAATGGAGATGCTGTTAGTTTTAAACAAAAACAATTAGATGAAATTAGAAAAGAAACAGGAGACGACGATGCTTATGTGGATTTTCTTTCTGAATTTGTAAGCGTTAGAGAACAAGATGATCGTATTATTCAACAAGCTAAAGAATTAGGGTACAGCAGATCTAAAACTAAAAATATTTTACAAGGTAAAAAATCAGATATAGAAAAGTTAAACAAAGCCTACGGTGATTTAGAAGAAAAAAGAATAGGGGAAGCAGAAACTTCAGCTTTTAGAGATTCAAAAGCAGAAGGCGGTTCAATGCTTGTGCCACCCGAAATGAGTATGGAACCCGAAATGGGTATGGAACCTGAAATGCCTGTAGATACTTTTACGCCTGACGAACAAGTAATGGCAGAAGAATCACAGGTTCCAGACGATCAAATGGAAGATGACTACATGGGCTTTGTCCTTGATGAGTCTTTAGACGAAACAGAACAAGAATATTTAATGAATGCTTTAGAGGCAGACTCACAACTGAGCGATATTTTCGACAAGGTTGTGACAACTGCTTCTGAGTTTTCTGGGGCTGGAAAAGTCGAAGGCCCCGGAGATGGTGTATCAGATTCTATTCCTGCGCGATTAAGCGATGGAGAATTTGTAATCACCGAAAAAGCCACCAGTGAAATCGGAGCAGACAACCTTCAAACAATGATGGATGATGCAGAACGAGAAGCTAGTGGAGGTAAAGTCGGATACGCAGAAGGCGGTTTATTAAGTAATCCTTATGGGTCACTTACAACACCACAGCAGAACGATGAAGATCCAATAGAGAAACTTATGTTGGGTGCTAATCAAATGCCAAGCCTGATGGGAGGAAGACGCTAAAAACAACAACAGTACGGCTACCTTGTATTAACAAGCCCCAGATTTTAAAGACGTTTTAAATTGGCTACCTTGCAAGAAAACAAGCCCCGTAGAAAAGGAGAGTAACATGTCCGAACAGGCATACGAAGAGGAAGAAGTCGCAAACCCGTATAATGCACGTAAACCTTGGCACACACAAGATAGGAAAAAATCTTTAAATGCTGCTGAAAGTTTATATTACCCGGAAGATGAAGACGAAGAACCTCAACAGAAAAAGGCTACCCGTAAAAAGGCCCCTTCTTCTGAGGATGAACCCAATACTAATTATAAAAAACGCTATGATGATTTAAAGAAACATTACGATCAGAAACTTTCTGAATTTAAACGTAAAGAGCAAGAACTATTGGATCAAGCTAGAGTAGCTGAACCCCAATACCAAGCTCCTAAGTCTCAAGAGGACTTAGATCGTTTTAGGCAAGAGTATCCTGATCTATATGATACGGTAGAAACTGTAGCTCACATGAGGAGTCAACAAGAAGTAGAAGCATTGCGATCTAAGCTTTCTGTTATTGAACAACGAGAAGCAGAAATTGCAGCGCGAGAAGCTGAGTCAGCTCTACAGGAACGTCATCCTGACTTTGATCAAATCAGAGGAGATGATGCGTTCCATGAATGGGCGCAGGAACAACCGGATCAAATACAAGATTGGATTTATAACAATCCAAACAATGTTACTTTAGCTGTTAAAGCGTTAGACCTTTATAAGTTAGAAACTGGGAAAGGACAGAATACTCAAAAAAGACGTTCAAATCGTAAGCAGCCACAAAGTTCTGCTGCTGATATGGTATCTACTAAAACAACCAATATAGATGCTAAGGAAGCTAAGATTTGGACAGAAAGTGAAATTGCGAAAATGTCCCTTGACCAATTTGATAGACACGAAGAAGAAATCAATATTGCGATGATTGAGGGAAGGGTTCGTAGAGGATAATCTTTTCTACTTAGGAGTAATATAAAATGGCTTATAACCAATCAGACGCTCTATTTGAGCAAAGTACAGACACTAACGGTAACTTTGGTAATTCAGTAGCAGGTCAAACGAACTCGTTTTTCCTCCCCAAAGTATATTCCAAACAGGTACTCAACTTCTTTCGGAAGTCTTCAGTAGCGGAAGCTATTACGAACACCGATTATGCTGGTGAGATTTCTGGTTATGGTGACACTGTACGAATCATCAAGGAACCTGTCATTACTGTTTACCAGTATGAGCGTGGCGCAGATATAACTAAAACAGCTTTGACTGACCAAGAAGTTAGTCTTGTTGTTGACACTGCTAACGCATTCAAGTTCATCGTTGATGATATTGAAACTAACATGTCGCATGTAAACTTCCGCGATGTAGCAACCTCTTCAGCAGCTTACGCTTTGCGTGATGCTTTTGATGAAGGCGTAATTGCTACGATGTTTGCGGGTGTTTCTGCTGCAACCCCTAACCACATCCTTGGTTCTGACGATGCAACCGACCTTGCTGCTGGTACTTTTGACGGTACTGGTAACTTGGACATTGGCTTTGGCTCATCTGAGCATGATCCTATTGACGTTCTTTCTCGTATGGCCCGTCTTCTTGACGAGCAAAATATTCCTGAAGAAGGTCGTTGGTTCTTGGCTTCACCTGAGTTTTACGAAATTCTCGTACAAAGCTCATCTAAGCTTTTGTCAGTAGACTACAATGCCGGTCAAGGCTCCATCCGTAATGGTTTGGTAAGCTCTGGTAAGCTGCGTGGTTTTGACATGTATAAGACTAACAACATTGCTGCAACGTCTAACGCTGCTGGTAAGTGTCTTGCTGGTCACATGTCTGCTACTGCTACGGCTCAGACCATCACTAGCACTGAAGTCATTCGTGACCCAGATAGCTTTGGCGACATTGTACGTGGTCTTCACGTATATGGTGCTAAGGTACTGCGGCCAGATGCTATGGTTTCAGCGTTTTATGGTATCGACTAAACTGAACGGGGGCCGTAAAAAGCCCCCAATCTTTTTACACAGGATTTATGTATGCCACAGATAGGAAGTAATAATAATCCAGTAATGTTTAGGAAAGCGATTGTTTCTCAAGAAAGTCGTTTTCGTAAAGGTTTTGACAAAGATAAATATCAAAGCAACTATGATCGTATCTTTGGTAATAAAAATGAATTAGAAATAGCTAGAGAGACTTCTAAAACTTTTAGCATGGAGCAAGAATAATGAAAGATAAGTACATGATGGGTGGTTATAGCATGACAGATAAGATGCAAGGTCAAATGAAAAAGAAAATGGCTGAACCCCGTGGTGGCTATGCTCATGGTGGTAAAGCTATGGGCGGTAAAGCTGATATTGCTGCTATGGAAAAAGCTTGTAGCGCAATGGCCGGTAAGAATAAAAGCGTAACTTACTAATGAAAGTAGACGCTCCTAAAGGTTATCATTGGATGAAGGTTGGTAAAATTCAAAAGCTAATGAAAGATCCTAAAGAAGGGTTTAAGCCTCATAAAGGTGCAAGCAAAAAAGCTAACTTCACAATTCAAAAGGCACACTAATAATGGCAACATTTCTTACGTTAACAAATGAGTTGCTGCGAGAGTTGAATGAGGTTGCTTTAACTTCAGCTACTTTTGCAAATGCTATCGGTGTTCAGCAACACGCTAAAGACTGTATTAACAGAAGCTATTTAGACATTGTTAACGAAGAACCTCAGTGGCCTTTTTTAGCTACTGCTGAAAGCGGTGCTACAGATCACATGTACGGAAATGCGTATGTAGAAACAGTAGCTGGTACTCGTTGGTACGAGTTAAAGCCCTCTTCTAGCAGCATGACAACTGATTACGGTTATATTGATTGGGATAACTTTCTTCTAACAACTGTTGGTGTTTCTGGCGAAACAGCTCCACACACTATCCGTAACCTAAAGTACACGACTACTGAAGAGTGGAAAGACTTCTTTAGAGTTTCTCAGAACAAAGACGCTTCAGACACCCAACAGTATGGTGTTCCTTCCCGCGTAATACGCAGCCCAGACAGCCGTAAGTTTGGTTTAAGCGCCATCCCTGATAAAGTATATCGTATTTGGTTTTATGCCTATGACCTTCCTACAGAGCTTGATGCTTTTGGAGATGCTATTGTATTTGCAGACACTTACAAGCCTGTACTGTTAGCAAGGGC